AAAAAACTTTTTAGATATAACTATAGATTTTAATTATCTATCAACTTTTCTATCTAACAATAACGTTTTTTCTTTTGTTTCAAGTAAATGGATAGGAGATCATATTTTAGATTCTTGTTTTCAAATTAGAGGGGTTCAACATACTGTTCAATTTAAATCTTTGTTTGAAGATCTTAATAATAAGTTAAATAAAAAAAATAAACCATCTAATTTAGATATATTTTATTCTTACGTTCCAGGAGCTCATTCAAATACACACGCTGATCTTTATGATGTTTTTCTTATAAATGCTTTTGGTAAAGTGATGTACAAAGTAAAAGATAAAGAATACATATTAGAAAAAGGAGATCTTTTAAATATAGAAAAAAATACTATTCATACTGGAATTGGATTAGGTCCAAGAATAACTTTTTCTTATGAATTAACTGATTAATATGTCATTTAAAAAAAACAAATACACAGTTATCCGTCAAGCAATCTCAAAAGATTTAGCTACGTTTGTTGCAAATTATTTTAATATGAAAAAACAAGTTTATGATACTTGTATGAAAAATAGATATATATCGCCTTACGAAACTTTATTGGGATATTATGAAAAAGAAAATGAACAAATACCAAATACCTATTCTTGTTATTCTGATTTAGCCATGGAAACTTTAATGCTTAAATGTCAACCTATTATGGAAAAAACAACAGGTTTAAAATTATATCCCGCATATACTTACGCAAGAATCTACAAAAAAGGTGATGAACTAAAAAGACACAAAGACAGATTTAGTTGTGAAATATCTACTACTATGAATTTAGGTGGTGACGATTGGGCTATTTATTTAAGTCCTAATGAAAATGTAGGTATACCTGATGGTAAAAAAATTACTACTGAAAGCAAAGCTAAGGGTCTTAAAGTAGATTTAAAACCAGGAGATATGTTGGTATACTCTGGTTGTGAATTAGAACATTGGAGAAAACCATTTGCAGGTGAAGAATGTATACAAGTATTTTTACACTACAACAATTCCGAAACACCAGGATCTAAAGAGAACATGTTTGACAAACGTCCTCACCTAGGTCTTCCCTCTTGGTTTAAAAAGTAGTATTTTATAATGGATGCAGTGAACCACCACACACCACTCACTGCATCCTTTATAAGATATATTGATTATGCTATAATGCCTTATGCCATTAACAAATGTACAAATAAGACCTGGATTTAATAAACAAGTAACAGCTACAGGAGCTGAAGGTCAATGGACTGACGGTGACTTTGTTAGGTTTAGATACGGATTACCTGAAAAAATAGGTGGTTGGGAACAAATAACTAATAAAACTTTAGTTGGTGCTGTTAGAGAACAATTAGTTTGGGCTGATTTAGATGGTAGATCATACGCAGCTTTAGGATCAAATAAAGCTTTGTTTATATATTATTCAGGAGCATTTTTTGACATCACTCCATTAGATTCCGCTATAACTGGTTGTACTTTTGATACTACAGATACATCAGCAACAGTCACTGTAAATAAAATAGCTCATGGACTATCTGTTGGTGATTTATTTACATTTACTTCTGTAACACCTCCTTCTGGTGCTGGTTATGTAAGTGCAGATTTTGAAACAAATACATTTGAGGTTATAACTGTACCCACTAATGACACTTTTACAGTTACAATGGCTGCAAATGCTACTGCAACCACTTCAGCAAGTGGTGCTGCAACTATAAATCCTTATATTAAAGTAGGCCCATTAAATCAAACTGGAGGTTACGGTTGGGGCACATCCTCATTTGGAGGAGCGTCAGGAATTTTAGGTGTCTTAAATGGAGCCCTGCTTGATGACACAAACGGCACTGGAGGAACAGGAAGTTCTATAACACTTGCATCTACAATAGGCTTTCCAACTTCAGGAACTATTAAAGTTGGTGCTGAGTTTATTTCGTATACAGGATTATCAGGAAATGATTTGACAGGTATTACAAGAGATGTAGCTGGAACACGTTCGGCTCATGCTGATGGTTCTTCAGTAGAAGTTTATACTGGATGGGGAACAAGTTCTTTAACAACTTCTGTAGTTTTAGACCCCGCTTCATGGTCGTTAGATAATTTTGGTCAAAAACTTATTGCTACAATTAAAAATGGTAAAACTTTCGAATGGAATCCAATAAATGCAAATCCTTCAGCCTTTACAACAAGAGCAACTGTTGTAAGTGGAGCACCTACAAAATCTGTAATGTCTATAGTTTCAGAAAGAGACAGACATTTAATTATTTTAGGTACCGAAACAACTATAGGAGATGCTACTACACAAGACAAAATGTTTATAAGATTTTCAGATCAAGAAAGTATATCCGATTATACACCTACTTCTATTAATACAGCTGGTACATTTAGATTAGACTCTGGTGTTAAAATTGTAGGTGCAGCAAAAGCAAAAGATTATATCTTAATCCTCACTGATACATCCGCTTATGTAATGCAGTTTGTAGGACCACCATTTACATTTTCTATTAGGCAAGTTGGAAGTAATTGTGGTCTAATAGGACAACACGCTTTAAAATACGTTAACGGAAAAGTATTTTGGATGGGTCAAGCAGGAGGATTTTTTGTTTATGATGGTACTGTTAAATCAATCCCTTGTTTAGTAGAAGATTTTGTGTTTACAAACAAAGGAAGTAACTTAGGAATAAATTATGGATCGGGTGAAGAAATATACGCAGGCCTTAATCACTTATATGAAGAAATAAGTTGGTATTATCCTAAATCAGGTTCTTCAAATATTGATAGAGTTGTAACTTTTAGTTATACTGAAAATACTTGGACGACAGGCTCCTTAGCTAGAACATCTTGGCATGATTCAACATTATTCGACAACCCATACGCAACAGAGTACAACGGATCAGGGACACCGAGCTTTCCAACCATACAAGGTGTAACAGCTGCTAACGGTGCTTCAACATACTATGCGCATGAAGTTGGAAACAATGAAGTGGATGCATTAGGTAATAAAACAGCCATACCTGCTTTCATTCAATCTGGAGATTTTGATTTAGCCATAGAAGGTGATGGTCAAATGTTTATGTCTATGAGAAGGTTTGTACCTGATTTTAAATTGTTAACTGGTAATGCAGAGGTAACCATTAGATTGAGAGATTATCCATCTGATACTGCAGCATCTTCACCACTAGGTCCATTTACAATAACAAGCTCTACCGATAAAGTAGATACCCGTGCAAGATCGAGATTTGCTAGTTTAAGAATTGCAAATACATCGACTGATGAGAATTGGAGATTTGGAACATTTAGAGCAGATATACAACCAGATGGTATGAGGGGATAATGGCTAAAGTAGATATTAATATACCAGAACCAACACCGACATATACTGAGGAAAACCAAAGACAAATATCTCAGTCGTTGAGAACATTAAAAGATAAATTAAATACTTCTTTTCAAGAAGAATTAAAACAAGAAGTCGAGAGAATTTCTTGGTATACAATGAGGTAGTATGAGTTGTAATAATGTCAATCCAATAACAGGTGGAAGTACAGTTGATGACATTCCATTTTATTTAGCAGTACAGCAAGGTAAAGTTCCTGGTTACTCTATGATTAATAAATTTGGATATAATTCTAGTATTGGCTCACTTTCTTTTGAAACTATTTGGGAAACAGGAAACGATTATCCTTGGCAAACAGCTCAAGCTACTCTTGATGTAGTCAGTGATGATACTGATGACGATGTAGCAGGAACGGGTGCTAGAACTTTAAGAATACAAGGTTTAGATGGTTCTTATAATTTAGCTGAAGAAACTGTTGACTTAGATGGTACAAATACAGTTACTACGACACAACAATTTTTACGAGTTTTTAGAATGTCTGTTGAAACAGCAGGTTCATCTGGAAATAATGAAGGTACAATTACAGTTACTTATACAGGTGGAGTTGATGTTGCTGCAACTATATCTCCAGGTAATGGTCAAACTTTAATGTGCTTATATACTATACCTGCAGGTTATACTGGTTATTTATTATCACTAGATGTATCATCTGGTAAAGACCAAGAAATGGATTTTAAATTTA